GATGGGTACCAACAATGGATATCAGATACGATTTCAGGTGTTCCGGATTCCTCTTGTCAAATAGTTTGGAACGCATCTTTAAATCAATGGGAAATGAATGGTTGGTCAGGAGGATATCAATTTGTGTCTTCATCATTATATCCGCCATTATCTGGATGGTCTGTGGTTGGGGAACCATTATGGACAGTTGTTGCTAATGAAGGTGCATGTACGCCACTTTTAATGCCGATGACTGAGACATTAATTCCTCCGTTTAGTTGTCCATGTGATAGTGCTCAAGGATTTTATGCTAATAAGTTTGAAATTCTTTGTCAAAAAGTTGTGGGTAATGCAAGACCTAATTCATCTGAATGGGTTGCTATTGATTTTACAAGTCAATTAACATCAACAATGGTTGATGGTTATATTACTCAAGAAGGTTTAACAGGTAATACATTTGTTATAACTCAACAAGAGTATGATGATGCTCCTACTTATAACTTGAATACATACATTCCATTAACACCTGTAGGTTACACTGGAACATCTCTTAACTTTGGTGATGAATACTATTTCTACGGTTCATTGGAAACTGATATACAAGCGACCATATATGAAATGAAATATAAGATTAATTTAGGTCAAGCTGAGTTTCAAACAACGTCAAATCCAACATGGATTAACGGTAAACCTTCTTACGTTAGTGAAGTTGGTCTTTACGATTCAAACAAAAATCTTATGATTATATCAAAAATGCAATCTCCCGTTTTAAGACAGGGTATTCAGCAGTTTTTGATTAAATTCGATATTTAACTTATGAAAAAATCTATTAAAGAAAGTCCTAAGGTTCTTGGACTCGATGTGTCAACCCGCACGATAGGTTGGGCGCTATTTGACATTGGTAATCAAGAATTACTTGAGTTAACTCATATATCACCAACACCAAAACCTAAAGAAGAAAATAAGATAAAAGAATTACTTCTTAAGAGTGAAATTTTTAAGAGTAAACTTATTGATTATAAAGATTTAGGTATTACTAAGGTTATTATTGAAGAACCTTTAATGAATAGTAATAATGTGTATACTATTCAAACCTTATTAAGGTTTAATACATTAATCACCAAACAAATTTATGATGTGTTAGGGATTGTTCCTGATTACATTTCAACATACAACTCAAGAAAATTTGCCTTCCCCGAACTCGTTAGAGAAAATGACAAAGGTAAACATGTTCTATTTGGTGGATTATCAAAAGACATTGATAAGAAACAAATTATTTGGGATTTAGTAGCCAAAAGAGAACCTCAAATAATTTGGGGTTATACCAAAAACAATACTCTTAAAAAAGAGAATTTTGACCAATCAGATGCTTACTGTTGTGTTCTTGGTTTTATGAAACAAGAAAATTTTTGGAGATAATATATATCCCATTAAAATATCTTAGTTAAAATAAATACATCGGAATATATACTATTATTTGCCGAATTGCTACTCCATTGAGCAGTAATATTTAACGTATTTGAACTTGTAGTATTAAATGTGGTATTATTTACAGTATTAAATGCAAACCCTATTTGGTTTCCGTTATGGTGTTACTGTAGGTGTTATAGTATTAGTAGGTGTAACTGTGTTGGTTGGTGTTGGGAATGGTACTGCACTTACAATAAATGTTCCTGAATTTATAAATGTGTGAACGGTATAAATTGAGTATGTTGATATTGTTCCACCTGAACCATACATTGAACCTGTAGGATAACTTAAAATAACAATACCGTCAGAACCTGTTCCTCCAGGATTATTTGAATAAGGGGATGAACCTCCACCACCTGAACCTGTGTTGACCGCTCCAGGATAACCATCTGGATGTAAAGTAGGAACTAATGAGTTTCCACCATCTCCACCAATACTGCTACCGCCTACACCACCAATACCTGTAAAAGTTCCACCACCTCCACCACCACCGGCAGCATAAAGAGTTGGTGTTCCGTTTATTGAACTTGAAACACCATTTCCTCCATCACCACCGTTAATAGTTGAATACGATAAACCGCTTGTAGAATAACCTCCACCACCACCGGAAGGTCCGTAAGGTCCACCACTATAACCATTTCCACCATTAGTGCCTTGACCAACAATTCCACTATTACCTATGTGAAAACCTGACCAACCGGCTCCACCACCACCTGAACCTCCTGATAACGTAGTATCATTGTAGATTCTACCACGACCTCCACCTGTTGCGGTTATAGAATTAAATATTGAATCAGAACCATTATAACTATCTACGGAATTTGAAGTTCCTCCCGTTCCAACGATTACAGAGAATGTTCCAATACTCACTAATGTAAATCCTGTTAATAAACCACCGGCTCCACCACCACCACCTGATACACCTGCTGAAGAATTTCCACCTGCACCACCACCCGCAACAATTAAGTATTCTAAATTAACCGATACCGGAGTATTAGTTGGGGTTAAAGTATTGGTAGGGGTTTGAATTGGTGTTCCTGTGTTAGTTGGGGTAACAGTATTTGTTGGTGTTGGAGTAGGTGTTGGACTTATATATAACTCATTACAATTAAAAATTTCAAATCTTTCACACCCGTCATTAGTGATTATTTTAATTCCAACCGCAGGTGCCGTATTAAATTGAGGTGGAAGAAAAATTGTATTTGTTGGAGGAACGGTTGTTAATATAGACGCGATTAATACACAGTTATTACCATAGACATCACAAGCATAAATCAAATAAGGAATTGTTATACTACCTGTTATGAGTGTTAGTTCGATTGATGTCATTTTATTATATTATATATAAAACTTATGGTTAACAAAGGCCATTTAATGTTACTGTTGCGGTATTATCTAAACTATTAATAAATGGTGTTGTATAAGAACAGAATGGAAGTTCAATTGTTAGTGGATTAATATATATTATTTGTTGTATATTATCACAATCATAATAAGTTGCGTATACACCGTCACTACCACCATTTGAAATTGTATAAGAATTACATGGTCTAATAGGAAAACATATACCGTCAGTACAAAGTCCTGTATTTGTAATACTATATGGATATAAAGAGGACGTTGTTGGAGTTACTAAAGAACAAATATACGTAGGAATACCTGAACTGCTTGACGCTTGATTAGGAACACCATTACAATTAATATAATTGAATATAACTTCTTCTCCACCAATTAATTCGTAACAATAACAAGGTATTCCACTTGGTGTAGGTGTTGGTGTTGGAGTTGGGGTAGGTGTTACAGATATTATTTCACATAAAGGACACTCACCTAAATTAGAATATCCGGTCGGACCTTCAACTAATTCAATTGAATTAATTCCAATTACGTTAGTATTGATTCCAACAAACGAAATACATTTAAATACACCATCAACATATGCTTTAAAAATCATAAATTCAGTTAAAGTATCTCCTGAAGGTGTCGGTAATAATCCTGTTGTATAATACATCATACCGGTCACACAATCTTGAAATTGTTTACTACTTGGACAACCAATATGACCTTCGAGAGTTATGAAAGAAACATCCCCTAATACATTACAAGGTCGTGTTATAATTCCTGATGATGATGGTGTGATTGTGGGTGTAGGTGTAGGTGTTGGGCTAAAACTATTAATAGTTACATCTACTGAGACCAATGAACAATAACTTGTTGAACTTGGTGTAGGAGTCATGGTTGGTGTTTGTGTAGGTGTGGGCGTTGGTGTTGGAGTTGATTGTGCCATACAATCAAAGATTGCTTCAAAATCAAACAATGCGCAAGATATAGTTGTTGTTGTGGTTGTCGGACAAATTCCCTCAAAAAAATACTCTTCACATAAATCAGGACATTTTGAAAAACATGGTGATTTACCTGATAAGAGACAATTACCACCTAAACTAGTTGATAAACACCATTGTTTGTCGGTAGTGTTATAGTAGATATAATAAGTCCCTGAATTACTAACCCAATAAGGATTCCCATCATAATCACTTTCTAAAGAATAAGTGTCATCATATTCGTAACCTGTATTTGTAATACAATAAGTGTCAGGACAAGTAGCACAAGCCGCGGTTGTTGAACAAGGACCTAAATCGGTTATTGTTGGTGAAGATAAACATGCTGAACCATCTGGAACTGTTGCAGAACAAATATAGTTATTTAGTCCTGAAAATATTTGGGTAACTACATGACCTGTGTCACAATCAAGATATGATATTGTACATCCGTCAGAATCAATAACATCGACTTGATAACATTTACAACAAGGAATACAACCGCCTTCAGTTGTAAGATAATCATCAAAACAAGTGTTACAATCAACAAATCCTGATGAATATTCGAAGTAAACTTGATTTCCTAACGCGTCCGCAATATTCCTATCTATACTAACTAATGAGTAACAATTTTTAACTAAAGTATTGTTTATAGAACAATTAGATGAATCTGTTAATTCTTTAACACAAACCGTTCTACCTATTTGGTTTTGTGGTATTGTTGTTGAATCGCCTAATATATGAAAAACATCGTTAGTACAACAACTACTAAATGAGAATGCTCGGTCAATGTTGTATGTTGTAACCGTTAATAATGGGTTTGCGGTGAAACTTGTTAAATCTGCCGTTATAAAGTAACGACTTCCACTATCAATTGTTACGCTACATATATTACCATTACAGTCAGTAAAACTCTGGACTTGAGAAGATGGGTCACCATTATATAGTTTGTATGAAGCGCAAATCATAATTATTCAAAGTTTGTTTTTAAGTGATTAACTCAGTTTATAAATACCTTATTATTCTTTTTAATTTTGTATTATTTGTTATTAAACTTATAAACAAGATTGACATGGAGGTGATAAGTTAAGTACCGCTCCTCCTGAAATAAGTATTGGTGTACTAATTGAACAAAAAGGAACAGTATCGTAAGGTCCTGCTATGATTGACGTACTACCTAAATTACCACAACAACCTTCAATTGAGTATTCTGCACCATCAGAGGTTGCGACTATACTATAACCTAAACATTCTACAACAGGAACTGATGTTGATGTTGGTGTAGGTGTGTTAGTCATTGTTGGAGTTGGTGTAACGGTTTTAGTAGGTGTTGGTGTAGGAGTTGGTGTAGGAGTTACTGCTCCGTTTGTTCCTGTAGGAGTTGGTGTAGGAGTTACTGCTCCGTTTGTTCCTGTAGGAGTTGGTGTTGGGGTAGTTGTTGATATGGTGTCCAAATAACTAATAACCTGGCAATTATTATTATCAATAACTTTTAAGTTGAAAATTGTTTGGCTTTCTAGTATACTTGGAACATCAAATATATACGGTAATTGAGATGATATAATAGTATCAATCCAAATACAAGTGGTAATTGGATTATCACATAAATACACATCGTAAGGTGATACACCTGAAATACTATTAATTGTTATTTGAGTTGGCATTATTTTCTTTTAGTATAAATATAATAAGGTCATAAAACTTGTGAAGATTGACTACCACTATTATTTTTCTTATTTTTAAAATAAAAATGTTACTTTTACATAAAATAAGATATTTATATATCGCTTAAACGAAGAAAAAAGAGTAAAACTTTAGAACAAATTATTGGATTAAGTTTAGAAGATTATAAAAAATATATAGAAACCCAATTTGAAGATTGGATGACTTGGGAGAATTGGGGCCAGTATACTTGGCATATTGACCATATTATACCATTATCTTCCGCAAAAACTGAAGAAGAGGTTTATTTATTGTGGAATTATACTAATTTACGTCCGTTATCTGCTCAAGAAAACTTAAAAAAGGGTAAAAAGTTTTGATTATAATAGTTTATTAACTATGTTTACCACTATGTCAGATGATTCCGAAATATTATTAGAGATACTACATGAAATTTTAGGGGATGAGAAACTTCATTATGAATCGAAGGGGCAAGTTTCTTTTAATTGCGTCGAGTGCGATGAAGGTAGAAATAAGGGAAACCTTGAGGTAAATTATTTCGACCATGTCTGGAAATGTTGGTCTTGTTCAGACGTAAATGGAACTCACGGAACACTTGGGAAATTAATTGATAAGTATGGTAATAAAAAACAAAAGAAAATTTACAACCTACTCCAACCTGAAGAACTAAAACCAAAAGAAAAACAAAAAAACAAATTAAAATTACCGGAAGGGTTTACCCTATTTAAGGACAGTAGTTTGGTATATCCTATTCGTCGACAGGCGTATAATTATTTAATTAAGCGTGGGATTACTGATAATATTATTGAAAAGTATGGTATTGGTTTTTGTGATAAGGGGTCATTCTCAGGTAGAATCATAATACCATCTTATGATAATAAAAATCAATTAAATTATTTTATTGCTAGAAGTTGGGACCCAAACAGTCGTGCCAAATACAAAAATCCTGAATCCGCTAAAGATGAGATAATATTCTTTGAGAATACAATTAATTGGGATGAAGACATTTATCTTTGTGAGGGGGCGTTTGATGCGATATTTCTACCAAATAGTATTGCTATGTTGGGTAAACATATGTCAGAGTTATTACTAACCACTTTATATGAGAAAGCGAATGGTAATATTATTCTTTGTTTAGATAGTGATGCGTTTCAAGATGCGGTTAAACTATATCATAATTTAAATGGGGGTAGACTATACGGTAAAATTAAAATAATAAAATTAACAGGTGATTCTGATGTTGCTGACTTAAAAGGACGGATTGATGAATATTATGTAACAATTAGATAATGGATTTAAATAAGATAGCGAAGGAGATTCGTGACATATTACAAAAAAGAAGAGACGAATTAGAATTAACATTCGTTGAAGATACCCACACTTACTACATGAAGGATTTAAATGGGGTTATCAGAAGTGATTATCCTTCGGTTAGTAAGGTAATGAAATACTTTTACGAGGAGTTTGATACGGAAGGTATTTCATTCAAAAAGGCCAAAGGTGACCCTGAGGTTCAACAACAGTTATTGGATGAATGGAAAGCTGCGGGAGATTACTCAACAAATATGGGTAGTAGAGTTCATTATCTTTTGGAGAAAAAACTAATAGAAATGTTTGGTTCTTATAAAGAAGTAAGACAACCAATATTTGAATGTGATTTCACTCAAATACTTAAGGGGGATTCTATGGTTATTGCGGGAACTGATTATTTGAACCTTATGATTGAAAGAGGGGCGGTTTTACTTGATACTGAAATTGTGTTGGGGGACCCTGAATTAGAATACACGGGGCAACCTGATAAAGTATGGTTGATAATGAATAAAGAACAAACTGAGTTTGGTTTGGTTATAACAGACTGGAAGTCAAATAAACCAAAGAACTTTGAAGAAAGTCATTTTACAAAAAGAATGAAATACCCTTTCCAAAAACATCCAAACAATGCTTTAGGTCACTATTTCACACAATTACCGTTTTATGGAAAATTATTACTTAAAATGTTACAAGGGACTAAATACGAAAATATTAAACTTTATGGATGTGTGGTAGTTTTGGTTAAAGAAACCGGTGACTATGAAGAATTCCGAGTTCCAAAAGAAGTTCAACAAACCATATTGGATATGGATATGAAAAAGTATTTGACTAAGTAAAACCAAATGACTATATTTTAACATGGAAAATGATGTAACAATTGCGTGGGTGTATACCACAACTTGGGATGATAATTTCTCAAAAGGAATAAAAATAAATTATATAATTAAATAAAATGGACGATATTTTAAAACCAAAAATTGACCTAAAAGCGCAACCAACGGTTGAGTGTGAGAAATGTAACTCAAAATACTTCAAAGAAGTTGTATTGATAAAAAAAGTAAATAAAATTTTAACAGGTAGTTCGGAAGATACTCTTGTTCCATTCCCAACTTATATGTGTGGTTTATGTGGACATGTTAATCCTGAATTTGAATTATTCTAAATTAGAAAATGGAAATTGGTAGAATGAGAATAACTGAAGTCTTGCCTTACTTAAATGTGATTGCTAAGGAACATGGTCTACGATTGAATAGGGCTAAGGAGTTTAAATTTGCCAGAATAATTTTAGTGAACTTATATAATAGAGAATTAATATGAATAATATGTTAAGTTACAAAGAATTTTACGTTTGGTTAGACGGATTTATGACCAATAGAGATTGGACTACAATCAAACAAGTCGATATTGAATCCATACAGGAAAAAATGAAAAAGGTTAAAGATGATTTTAACATTAGTGAGTTCGCTAATATTATGACTAAAACCCAATTACAACATTTACCACCTATTACAGTCCCTTTAAAATATAGAGATGACGATGATTTAGGTAAACCACCAAGAATAGTAATGTAATGATAAAAAAATTAGTTCACTTCTCTGACTTACATGTCAGATTATTTAAAGACCATGAACTTTATCGTGGTGTTCTTATCGATATGTTTAATCAATTTAGAGAGATTAATCCTGATAGAATTGTGTTCACGGGAGACCTCGTTCATTCCAAAAATCAAATGACTCCAGAGTTGATTGAGTTTGTTGCTTGGACATTAACGGAATGTTCTAAAATTGCTAAAACCGTTTTGATAATTGGAAATCATGATTTCTTGGAAAGTAATTCTTCAAGGTTAGATGCTCTTACACCGGTAATTGATTCATTAAAGAACGACAATATTGTTTATTTGAAGAATAGAGGTGAATATGAGGACGATAATGTTGATTGGGTAGTGTATTCATTACTTGACCATAACATTCCACCTGAAATTGAAAAAACGGGTAGATTAAAGATTGGATTGTTTCACGGACCTGTGCAAGGATTAACAACTGATATTGGTTATAAGTTTGAGACTGGATTTGAAACAGATAAGTTTGATGGGTGTGATTTGGTATTATGTGGAGATATTCATAAACGACAAGTCTTTAATATTCCTGGTGGTAAGAAAGCATATATGGTTGGTTCAACAATCCAACAGAATTTTGGTGAAACGGTAAATAAACATGGGTTTGGTATCTATGATGTTGAGAATGATAAATATGATTTTGTTGATTTGAAAAACTCAAAGCCATTCTTATCTTTTAAATTAAAATCATTTGAAGATATTATCGATGGAAAAGAAAAACTCACAAATGTATAATATCGACCTTAAAAATACCAAAGAAATTTATGATTTTTGTTTGTTAAACAAGATTATGGATATTGATGGGTTTATCAATAAATGTTTCAAGAAAGGATTTAACTTGGAGAAATACGGTCTTATAGGTGAAGTCGATACTGACGAGGTAAAAGAAATTATTGTTGAAAAAATTGTTGAAATCATTAAAGAAGTCCCCACACCCCCCACGGAAGTTAAAGTTATTGAATATGTCGACAAAGAGATTGTTAAAGAAGTTGAGGTAATTAAATATGTTGATAAAGAAGTAATTAAAGAGGTTAAAGTTGAAGTTCCTGTCGAAAAAATAGTTTATATTTACGACAAAAAGGAAGAAAATTCTGTCACAAATATAGGAAAGATTTGTGACAATCCTGAACCGATTATTATTGAGAAGATTGTTGAGGTTGAGAAAATTGTTGAGGTGATTAAAGAAGTTGGTGTGTCTAATGATAAACTGGTGATGTTACAAGACACATTGAATAAATTAAGAAAAGAACTTACAGATAAAAATACAAAAATACAAGAACTTGAGGGGACTATCAAACAATTAGAACAACTAAACATAAATCAAGGTGCGGTCTACATGAAAGGGTCGAATCTTACAAAAAACATATAAATTATGACAATTAACATTTTAACTTGGTTCATTTTAAGTTACGGACTTATGAACATTATGGTCTTCTCATCGATATTTTCGGGAGTAAGAAACTTCTTCCAAACATGGGGAAACAATAAATCAGTACCATTGAATGGGGTTGCTCATTTCATATCAGGAATATTATCATGTCCTATGTGTTTTGGGTTCCATGGCGGCTGGTTTTTATCTTTAGTGGTATTCTCACCGGCAATGACATTATTTGGAATGCCATTATGGTGTGGATGGTTCTTTGATGGTATATTATCATCAGGTGCGGTATGGGCGATAAATGCTATCGTAGAATGGTTTGAAGAAAACAGACCGGCAAAATAATAAGTATAAATCAATAATATAATAGACGATGGGTAAGGCAACAAAAGAACACAGAGCAAAAATTGCGAAAAGAAATGAAAGACTTAAGAATGAGAAAAAACAAATGGATAAGAAATATCTCCAAATGATGGAACAAAAAATTCAAGAGTTTCAAAATAAATTCTCAGGGTTAACTGAAACTGATGAATTAAAGGCTGAGAATATCATTGATGTTCTTACTAATGAAGAACCCTCTCAAGACTAAATTTACTCATACCAAAAATGGATTTATTCAATCCCCCAATAGAATTTAATTATACAATAATGAATAAAGAATTAGAATTTGATACTTTAGATAATCCGTATGTCCAAGTCGTATGGGACGATTATGCTGAAAATTTTACACAAGAAAAGATTAAGAGTGTTAGACATTACTTCCAAAAGAAGTACAAGACAACTAATGTAAATGTTATTACTAAGACTAAAGCTAGTGATGACGTAACACATACGGTTGACATATCTTTCAATATCTTGGATAAAAATTATCAATCTGAGTTAGTTAAAACATATTTAACTTCAAAATCTTTAGAAAAATATTTTGATGAGATAATTCATCTTGATGGAATAGTTGATAATAAATTATTGGTAAACAATAGTGAGGTTAGTCCATTTAAACGATGGTTCATTAGGAATATTGTATTCTCGAATTTTCTTTCATATGGTGAAAACCAAAAACTTGATTTTGAAAAATGTGATGGGATATCTGTAGTTGAGTCTAATCCACCTAATTTTGGTGGTAAAACGGTTTTAACTGTAGATTTATTGTTATTCTTATTCTTTAATGAGACAACTAAGACATCGAAGGCTGAAGAAGTATTCAACCGATTCACGGATAAGGATAAAGTATCTGTTAAGGGAGAAATTATTATTGATGGTGATGAATATATTATCGTTAGAAATATTGAAAGAAAGAAATCTAAAGCGGGTGAATGGAATGTTAAGACAGAGTTAGACTTCTTTAAAAAGTTATCTGATGGTAGTTTACAGAACTTTACTGGTGAACAAAGAAGAGAGACTGAGGCGTTTATTAAAACATCTATTGGGTCTAAAGAAGATTTCTTAATGACAATCTTAACAACTGCCACCAATTTAGAAGATTTGATTGATTCTAAACCAACTGCTCGAGGACAAGTATTATCTCGATTTATGGGATTGGATTTCCTTAAAAAGAAAGAAGATACTGGTAAAGAAATCTACAGTGACTTCTCAAAATCAATGATGTCGAACATCTATAGTAGTGAGAAATTAAAAACAGATAACGAAGATTTTAATTCCAAAATAGTTGTACTTAATGATGAAAATAAACAACTTCAAAAGGATTTAATTGATGTTCAAGATAGAATAATTAAAGGCCAAGAATATCGAGATAATCTTTTAAAGAGTAAACATACGGATATTGATAAAGAAATTAGTTTACTTTCTCCTGATAAAGTAAATACGGAAATAACTACCCTTAAAGGTCAAAGACAAGGTGTTGAAAAACAATTATCTGAAATTAAAGTTATTGAACCGTCATCATTTTATTATGAGGACAAACATGATAAGGTTAAGGAAGATTATGATGTCGAGTATAGAAAAAAGGTTGAGGTTGACCATAAGATAAAGACTATTGAGGATTTAAAGAGTTCTGTCGATGGTGGAATCAAATGTGAACACTGTGGAATTGATTTAATGATGGCATCAATCACTCAATCTAAAATTGCCGAACTTGATGGTTACATCAAGCAAAAAGACCTAATTGTGGAGTTAATGAATGATTTATCAAGCAAAGAACAAGCATTCGTCCAACTTAAAAAAGAATTTGATGAGTATGAGAAAAACAAATTAATCAAAGAGAAATACGAACTTAGTATTGAAGGGTTTGATTTAAAAATTAAAGGACTCCAAGATAAATTAACAAAGTATAATGAATTACAAGATAAGATAACTTCCAATGAAAAAATTGAAACACAATTAATTAAAGCGGGAATGAGACTGGATGACCTTGATGTTGAAAAGAATTCCACAATAAAAAAAATTAATGGTAACGATTTTCAAATTCAGACGTATAACGATAAGATAGAACAAAATTTAAAGACGATTGTTAAGATTGGTGAGGAGGCTGAAAGAGAAAAAATTTATAAAATTTATTTGGAGATATACGGTAAGAATGGGGTTTCAAAAATGATTATGAAAACTATGATGCCGTTAATTAATTCTGAATTACAAAGATTATTAGAGGATAGTTCACATTTTAGGTTGGAGGTAAACATTAATGATAAGAATGAGGTTGAATTTTTAATGATTGACAACAATACTCAAGTTGAGAAGTTAATGGCGTCAGGTTCAGGTTATGAGAGAACAATTGCGTCGTTGGCTTTAAGAGCGGTGTTAAGTAAAATTTGTTCATTACCAAAACCAAATATAATAGTGTTTGATGAGGTGTTTGGTAAAATATCTAACGATAATTTAGATATGGTTGCGGAATTTTTTACTAAGATTAAAGAATATTTTGAAAAGATTTTCGTTATTACCCATAATCCTTTGGTAACTAATTGGGCGGATAATGTGGTTAAGATTAAAAAAGAGGATAATGTTAGTTTTGTTTCACAATAGGGAGTTTGATAATTTAGGTAAAAAGAGTAAAATTATTAGATAGTTAATATAATTTTAATATATTCGTAGTATGAAAAAGATACAAAGAAAAAAAATTGATTTAAAATTACTCGCACAGGCGTTAGGACTTACGGATAGTGAGGAGTCATATAATTTTTTGAATGATGGTAGAATTATAGGAAGACTTGCTGAATTTTGGGTAGATGGAGTTAGACAGAATGAAAACTCTTCCTTTGATGTAAAAAATACTCTTGGGGAAAGAATTGAGGTTCGAACAATTACTAAAAAAGTTAGCTTTGCTTCATCAAAAGAAGTTGGTTTTGGAAGAAAAGTAACTGATGGAGGGTATAACAAAAAGTTGGACTCTTTAGATAAATTTATATTAGCGGATATAAGAAATTTAAAGGATGGTAATGTGGATATGATTGAAGTTAATAAAGAACAGTTATTAACATTACCTATTGGGAAAAACAAAGATATTTCTGCTAAAAAATTTTATAAAATATATGATGGAAATAAATAAAATATATAATGAGAATTGTTTGGTAACATTATCAAACATTGAAAATAATACAATTGATTTAACGGTAACTTCACCTCCTTATGATGATTTAAGGACTTATAATAATCATGTTTCAGGTAAAAAAACTGAATTTAATGGTTATTCATTTGATTTTGAAAACATTGCGAAAGAGTTATACCGAACAACAAAGGATGGAGGTGTGGTAGTTTGGGTTGTTGGTGATGGGACCGAAAAAGGTAGTGAAACTGGAACATCATTTAGACAAGCATTATTTTTTAAAGAGATAGGATTTAATATTCATGATACTATGATTTATATGAAAAATAACTTTTCAAATCCATCGTCTAATAGATACCATCAAATTTTTGAATACATGTTCATATTATCTAAAGGTAAACCAAAAAATTTTAACTCAATTAAAGATAGAAAAAATGTTTATGGCGGACAAGTTGGTAGTTGGGGTAAAAATACTTCAAGACAGGTTGACGGTACAATGGTTGAAAGAAAGAAAAAAATTATTGAAGAATTTGGGCAAAGGTATAATGTTTGGACTTTTAAAACATCTAAAAACGGGCAGGAAGATAATATTGCTTATCAACATCCGGCAATATTCCCAATACAATTAGTTAAAGACCATATTATTACTTGGTCAAATCCTGGTGACTTAATTTTTGACCCTTTTATGGGTAGTGGAACTACTGCGAGAGCAGCTATTCAAACGGATAGAAATTATATTGGAAGTGAAATATCTGAAGAATATTATGGTATTTGTCAAAAGAGAGTTGAAATATCTAATTAAACAATAGAGAACAATTTTCTTTGTTATTCAAAAATTTTATTGTATATTTGTAGAATGAAAGATAAACATATGAAATATATATTATTCATTTTCGCGAAACACAAAGACCAAGAGAAGTTTGTAAAAATATTGGCTGAGGAAATTATTGGAATAACAGACTCTACGGATATAAAATATTATTATGGGAATGAATCCGTAATATTCACATTTGATTCTAAAGGGAGTTTTACTGATATCAATCAATTTTTTCAAGGGATATTGGGAGAATCAGGTATTGTTTATTTTCTGTCACCATGTGAACCTGACAGAATGTCATATTGGATTGATGGTAGTATTGAGAGACACTTGTTTAATCCTGACAAAACAAACATCACAGTTGAGAATACTAAGGAAGAACAAGCTGAGGCACTAAAATTGTTATTTGGTGAAGGGTTCGATAACAATGAAAATGATGTTAATTTTTTAGAAATTCTAATTGAAGAAATGAGTAAAGAAATTACTAATGAAAATGATATTGACGATATTGAACAAATTAAATCTAAAAGTAAGATTAATAAAAAAACATTAGACCAACTTTTAGATAAAATAATTGATGAGGGTTACAACTCTCTGTCTGATTCTGAACTAAAATTACTTAACGAATACTCTAAAAAATAAATATGAAAGATAAAAACACAGGAATTCCGATTAATCAAGAAGAAATTCAACACTATCTTAAGGACATCCGTAAGATAAAGGTTATGACACCACAACGAGAGAAAGAGTTAGCACAGATTATGAAGTCTGAAGAACTAACGGAATCTCAAAGAAAAAAGGTTCATAAAGAATTACTTGAAGGTAATTTAAGATTTGTAATTACAGTTGCAAAACAGTATCAAAACCAAGGATTGGATTTCCCTGACTTAATCGCCGAAGGAAACTTTGGATTAATGAAGGCAATCAAAAACTTTGATTGGAATAAAGATTTAAGATTTATTTCATATGCGGTTTGGTGGGTTAAACAATCTATCTTACAATCACTGAATGATAATGCCAGAACCATTAGATTACCCGTTAATGTTGTTCAAGACTTACACAGAGCCAAAAGGGCAATTGAATCAAATGGTGGTTCCTTAGAAGCAAAATTTCAAAGCCTACCATCTATGATTGACCTTGACATGAATATCAATGAAGAAGGTGATACTCTATTTGATATTATCAAAAACGAAGATGCTGATATGCCTGATGAGATATATAACAGTAAAGATTTATTGAAAAGTAAATTGATGGGATTATTAGGTTCGTTAGATGAGAGGGAAAAAGTAATTATTGAAGATTATTTTGGTATCTCTGGGTCACCAAGAACTTTAGAAGATATTGGTGGGGATTTCAGTCTTACTAAAGAAAGGGTCAGACAGATAAAACAAAAGGCACTACGAAAATTAAGGAACGATAGTTCTTGTCTATATGATTATTTATAATAATTTATCTTTTCCGTTCTTTTCTCATATTTATATATATGAGTAAAAGAAAAACAACCGAAGAGTTTATTGAAGATTCTATTAAGATTCACGATAAGAAATACGATTATTCTTTAGTTGAATATATCAGTAACGGAAATAAAGTTAAAATTATATGTCCTACTCACGGAATGTTTGAGATTAGGCCTAATGACCATTTATCAAAAAAAGTTGGATGTAATAAATGTAATAATGCTTCAATATCTAAAAGTAATAATGTTAAAAAAAATATTATTGAAAGATTTAACATTATTCATAATTTTAAATATGACTATTCTCATTCAAAATATTCGCATACTGACAGTAAAATTAAAATTATTTGTCCGATTCACGGAGAATTTTTACAATCACCGCATCACCATCTTACTGGTGTAGGATGTCAAAAATGTGGTAATGTATATAAACCAACAACTGAAGAGTTTATAGGACAATCAATAAAAGTACACGGGGATAATTATAATTATTCAAATGTTGAGTATAAAAATAATACGACAAAAGTTAGTGTTGTCTGTAAAAATCACGGAATATTTGAGGTTACTCCAAATGACCATTTAAATAAAAAAAGTGGGTGTCCTATTTGTAAATTGTCAAAGGGGGAAATATTAATTAAACAATTTTTAGATGATAATAAAATTGAATATGTTCGTGAAAAAACTTTTAATGATTGTATTTACGAAAAAAAAATGCGATTTGATTTTTTTATTCCTAAACAAAATACATGTATAGAATATGATGGAGAACAACAT